CACCGTTAAGTGTACCAACAAACTTATTGTTAGTTGGGGCTTCAAAAGTGCCTTCAGTTGTACGAGCAAAAGCGGAAGTGCTTGCACTCTGTAGAACTGTAAGTCCTTGTGGTGATACAACACACCAGTTGCCAGCACCACGACGTGTGCGCTGAGCAATCTTATTGGCTGTGCGGTTGATTAGAACTGCAAGAGCGGCATGCTCATCGCCAACGTATGTTGCTGTACCAGAAACACCTGACTGATCAAAAGTTTCTTCAGTAGCCGCTAGTGAGCGGAGTGAAGCAAGAACTTCTTGGTCAATTTCAGCGGTAATTTCTTGTGCTAAGGCAGCCATAATTTCTGCCTCAACGTCAATGCCGTGCATGGACTGTGCGTCCTGAGCGGCTTCAAACGTCCAGCGAGCCTGCAACTTACGTGTCTTGGCTTCTACTGGTTGCTTTAGGATCTGGATGGAAATTTGATTTCCCCCGCCACCTTCTTTTGACGCTGTTGCGTCTGCTTTACCAGTTGAAGTAGAACCGGAATATGCAGTAGCAATTTTGAATGGGCTAAGAGCCTCATCACCAACTAGCGTATCTGTGCCTAGGTCGCCACTTGCTGTTGAAGTAACGGCTTCTGCATAACGAACGCGAAGTGTGTGAATCTGACCAACTGGGCCCTGCATTGGTTGAACGCCAACGATTTCGTTAGCGATAACTGTTGGCATAACCCGTCGAATAACAGGAAGGATTACACGGTTTAGTGTTGCAACGTTACCTGATGCGGTGCTACCAGCGGTAGAAGCCTCATTCAAGTGCCGTTTAGTGTTTTCAAGAATAACACTCATGGTGTTGCGGCGATTACCATCAAGGCCCTCTAGGAGCGCATCTTTGGTCTCGTCCCAACGATTTTCTAATAGTACGTCTGACATTTTTTAGTCTCCTCTTGTACTTACTTAAGGCCTGCTAACTTGCGAAGTTCGATGATATTACCATCTTGCTCTACAGGCTTATTTTCTTTAATTTCCTTATCTCCAGTCACCTCTTTACGTGACTCGCGAATGACTTCTTTAGTCCTACGGGGAGCAACTGATTCTCCGTCGATAACTGCTGGAAGATAACGATTGAATGCGTCCTGTAATTTTGATGTTTGGACACTCTCTAGTAGATCACGCATTACTGCGCCTTTCTCTTTATTAAGAGTTTTAGTAAGTTCTGCTAATGTTTCTTTACGCTGTGTATTTTCAACAATAGTTTGAACTTCTTTTTGTTTACTCTCAATAATCTGTTCTTTCTCCGCAATAGCAACTTCTGCTTCGGCGAGTGTTTTGTCCTTATTATCAACGAGTGCCTTGAGCTCTTTAATCTCTTGGTTTTCGTTGAGGTAACTAGAACTAAATTCGCTAGCATATGCCTCAAAGATCTTACGTCCAAAGTTATTTTCTTTGGCCGCATTAATATCTTCTTTCAGTTGAGAAATCTCAGACTTTAGATTCTCGGATACTGCTTGTTTAACAATAACTGCTGACTTATCAACAAAGGATTTTTTAAGTTCGCCGAATTTACTTCGTGCTTCCTTAACAAGTTTAACCTTAGTGTTAATAACGTCTTGACGGTCATGTTGGAAATCAGTAATCTCTTCAGCCAATTGATTAACAATAAACTTTTCAAGATTCTCAATTACCTTTGACTGATCTTTTTTATCAGAATGTAGTTCATTGATTTCGTCTGCTAGTGTCTTCAACATAAACTTGTCAAAGGTTCCGCTAGCCTCCTGCATTCTAGTAGTAAACCGTGCTTGGTCTTCTTCTAGTTGGGAGCGTTGCTCTACAATTTGATTAATTTCTTCAGTTAAATTATCAGTAACCATACGATCTAAAGCCTCAACCATAACGGACTTGTCGTGCTCATATTTGCCGGCAAATTCCTCACGGAGTTCTGCTGTAACTTGATCGCGAACTTCAACTAACTTTGAGTCCCAGGCTTCCTGGATCTCTTGTTTAGTATCTTCGTTGATCAAATCACTATCTAATAATGGCTTGATAGCATCTAGCATTTTTTTCTCCTAGATCTTTAGATCCTTAATAAGACGAGTTACCTCATCCTTCAAGTATTTTTGTACTTTTCCATTGCCCGATGCTTCACGTGCAATTTCAAGTGCCTGGTGGCCGTTACGCATATTAAGTAATCCTTCATAGATTGCTTTAGGATATGCATTTGGCGCACTAGGTTGTGCTACAATATCTACTGTAACAATTTCGAAGTCAGACACATCACCAGAACCTTCGGAAACGTTTCCGCTTCCTCGACTGCTGACGCCTAACTTGACTCCACTCTCCAACATAGTCTTAACTAATTGACCCATTGGAGTGGGTAGAATTTTCATTTTTCCAAAACCGTTAGGCCCGTCCATCCACATATCTTCAATCATATGTGAGACGCGATCTAAATTAACTTTTAAATCGTCGGGGTGATCAACTTCACCGAGGACGCTGTTGCCCTCTCTAATTTGATCATTGAGTTGCTTAACGGCACCGGAAATTTCAGAGACAGGGTAAACACGCTGGTTAGCGTTCTTTACCCCACCTTGAATACAAATGCCCTTTAAATAGAGGTCTTTTCCGTCATTTGCAGACTCCGTAACCAAACGGGCCTGGTCAAATGTTAGATGTTCTCTAAGGTAGTTCATATAAGTTCCCTACCTTAAAATTAAACAGAAACTTTAGTTTCGTTTGGCTCTGTTGTCATGCTCATGTCCTGTGCTTTAGGAGCAGGAGCACCTTTTTCGTCGCCACCTTGAGCAATGTTACTAGCATCGCCACCTGCTGGTGCTGATGGGTTGTTAACCTTCATTGGTGCTGTATTAACAGATCCCTCTTCTGATGTAACTGGAGCCGGTGCTTTTTCTAAGGTTGCCGCTTCCATTACGCTAGGATCAATTGATTCCATTTCTTCTTCGTCGCCCATTTCCATATCCATGTCCATTTCGTCGTCCATTTCTGGCTCAACTTCCATGTCCATATCCATTTCGGCTTCGTCGCCTTCTCCGCCACCCATAATCTCGTCAAACTCTGCTTTAAGTTCGTCTAGGGCATCTTCAAGGTCAACAACACGATCTTCAATGTCGCCGTCGTCATCGTCGCCCTCTAGGCGCAGACCTTCTTCGTCGGCTGTAATATCGTCAATGAGATCATCGGCAGCATCACCACCTAATTCTTCTTCAACTTCACCCTCTTCAACGGCTTCGGCATCTTCGTCTGCCTCTTCGGTTTGGATGTTTTCTAAATCTTCTTCGTCAATAAGACCTTCGTAGATCTCACGTGATTTTTCAACCACAATTTCGTGGAAAAGCTCTTTGGCTTTGTCTTCTTCTTCTGCAATGAATAGCTCAATGAGCTGATTAAATTTTTCTGACATGAACTCGCACTCCTTCATAAGGCAAATGTATATTATATTTAGTTGTTATATAGATTATTTCATTAAATGTAGTGTTTTTGAATCAAAAACTCTACTAAGACCACTTTTCGCTGATTATTGCGGTTGTGCAGGTGGTTGGAACTGCTGTTTTATTTTTTTAATATTCGCATGGTATTCGTTAATCTTTACGTCATTTAGTTTACGCAAACGACTAATTTGTTCTAAAGAAAGTCTTGTCTTACGTGTATCAGTTAACTCAGCAGTAGTGCCATCCTCTCTTTGGTTATGGAGAGAATTTTTTTTATCAGGTGCTTTTTCAAATAAATCGTTAACTAACATAATAATATATTTATACTCCTGCAGGAGGTTCTTCAGTCGCTGGGCCTCCTGCCGCTATTGATCCGGGTGTGCCTGGTATTGGTGATGCTGATTCTGTATCGGTTGCTTCACCTTCGGGTGCTTCAACACCTTCTTCTCCGCCTGCGCTTGTATCTGACATTGCAAACGAATCTAAATCAGTTTCTAATCCACCTGGTGTAATACCTACACTACGCATGTTAGGCATGTCGGCTTTTACATCATCTGTATTCTCTTCGCGCCATAGATCCATATTTTTCTGCATTTCTTCTTCAGATAAACCAAGATATCTTTCCATTAAGAAACGTTTACTCATATACGGATATTGTTCAAGGGCAGTAAATGTACCAATACGTGAACTATCAATCTCAGTTTCACGGTATTTTGTAAAGTTCTGCGGCTCGTTGAACCGTAGTTCAAAGTTTGCGTTGTCTAGTTCAAAACCACGCCATTTAAGAAACATTTTAAATTCACGATCAAATACCGCGGAAACTAAACGCTGTAATCGTTTACAATACTCATTAAAACGATATTCTTGTATCATAGCAGTACCAACTCTGCCATCTGCATATGCCGCAGGTGACTCGTCTGGTCCAGTAGGCAGATAACTGCTTGGAATTCGTAGACCTCTATACAATTTATTAGTAAAGAACCGTAAGTCATCAATATCACCTAGGTTAGTACCGCCCGGTAGTGTTTCAACTTTTGAACCACGCCCTTCTGCTGTTTGCGGAAAGAAGTAGTC